CTTGCTGTTGGTGGTATAATTGGATGGTTGTATAAAGATCACATCCAAAAGACTGCCCCACTTCCATTACATCCTGAGATGTTTGATGAACAAGGTAATGTAATCCCAGATGAGATCATCACTTTCCGTGTTGAGAACTCCGACTTTCTTTATTCCGATCTAGATGACGACTACGAAGAAGATTAATTATGCCCATGACTGACACACATCCTGAACTTGGTGAATCGAGACTCCCAAGTAATCCTCTGTTGAGTGAAGTCCTTGCAAAGGTTTCTAAACAGAGAACTAAAGCCAAAAAGATTCAAGTTTTGAAAGAGAATGAGTCCTTGCATCTCAAGGCTGTTCTGATTTGGAACTTTGATGATACTGTTGTATCTGTTCTACCTGAAGGTGAAGTTCCTTACAATAAGAATGAGGCACCCGCAGGTACTGAACACACCTACCTTGCACATGAGTGGAAAGTTCTTTACAACTTTGTGAAAGGTGGTAATGATTTCCTTCGTCCAGTCAAGAGAGAACAACTGTTCCTCCAACTTCTTGAAGGACTTCATCCAGATGAAGCCGATATTGTTTGTCTGGTGAAAGATAAGAATCTGACCGAAAAATATAAACTCTCACGACCAGTTGTAGAAGAAGCATTCCCAGACATCGAATGGGGTAACCGAGGAGGTTGAACATGACTCAAAAAGTCCAAACAACAGAAGAAGTAATGCAGGAAAATTACTGGACTCCTTCGGATAAGAAGGACCACAAAACAATTTACTCTACAGAACTTCTTGT